TCCCGTTGATTCCGTCCTGGTCAGGGACCGTCGAGTTCCACATACTAGACCAGACGATCACCAAGGAACCATTCGAGGAGACCTTGCGCGAGGCGGGGAACTTTATCGGGATCGGCCGCTTCCGGCCGAAAAACAACGGGTTCTATGGCCGATTCCGGTTGGTAACGTTGCAGTGGCAAGCCTCTTAGGGCCAGGTGTGGCTGGGCTGGATGTGGCTTGGTCGGGCTTGGCATGGTTAGGCAAGGTAAGGCAAGGGAACTTGGAATGGTGAGGCAAGATGTGGCTCGGCCAGATTGGGTTAGGTTAGGCACGGCGCGGCAGGGCAGGGTTGGGTAAGGCAAGGAAAAGCTTCGCGGCTGGGCGTGGTTAGGCACGATCTGGCGTGGTATAGCTCGGCAGGGCCGGGCAGGGCCGGGCAAGGCAAGGAAAGATTGAATTCACGGTGCGGCGTGGTGAAGCGGCGCGTGGCGTGGCAACGTAAGGCATGGCTTGGTTGGGCAAGTTTAAGGCAAGGGAAATTATGGCGTGGCGGGGTGAGGAGAGATGAGATCAGACATGGCATGACTTGGCGACATTTGGCGCCGCATGGTGTGGCACGGCTCGGCCGGGCTAGGCTCGGCAAGGTGAGGCAAGGGAATTTTAAAGCTCGCGGCAGGGGATGGCGAGGCTCGGCATGGCACGGCGAGGCACGGCATGACCAGACAAGGCATGGAGCGGCCAGGCAACGCAAGGCAAGGCAAGGAATTTTTAAAGCTCGAGGTCAGGCGCGGTTGGGTTCGGCTTGACGTGGCGAGGCACGGCCGGTCCAGGTTAGGTATGGCGCGTCACGGCAGGGCGGCGTAAGTCAAGGTAAGGCAAGGAAGCTTTCTATCAAGAGAGGTTCCTTCCATGGCATTTGAACAACTAAAAAGATTTCCGGAGTGGAAACAACTATACGATGAATTAACTCGGCTGATCGGCGCGGGGCAAACAATATTTAGCTACTCGGAACTCACTCAGCTCGCAAGCATCGATATCCGCAGCAACCGCGGACGCGCCCAGTTCTACCGGTGCCGCCGGCAGTTGCTGAAGGACCACCAGCTCTGGCTCGAGAACCTCTCGGGATCAGGCTACGGCATCATCGCGGCCAAGGATCACCCGAAGGCCGCATACCGGCGGATTGGAGCAGCTCGCCGGCGGATCAATACCGCCAAGGCAATCAACAGCAATCTCCGCATCGAGGACCTGACACCGGACCAAAGGCTGCTACAGGCAGCGACATCCGCAGTGCTGGCCGAGATCTCGAAGACGTTCTACTCGGTAGCTCACAAGTTCAAACTCGCGAGCCAGGATGCCATGAAGCTGAACGTGGACCTTCCCAAACTCATTGATTCGATCGCGAAGAAGTAGCAGACTAGCGGGCATGAGCACTGTACCAATCCCGCTTCTGACAGGGATCTACGCCCGCGTTTCAACTTCGGATCAAGACTGCTCGCTCCAACTGAACGAGTGCCGCGAGTACTGCGAGCGCCGCGGGTGGCGCATAGCCGGCGAGTACGTCGACACCGGCTGGTCTGGCACGAAGGCCTCGCGTCCGCAGCTCGACAAGCTGATGCGCGATGCGCGTGCCCACCGCTTCGATTGCGTCATGGTCTGGAAGGTCGACCGGTTCGGCCGCAGCGTCGTAAACCTGCTCGAGGCTCTAAAACTCCTCGAGAGCTACGGCGTGCGGTTCCTGGTGATCTCGCAGTCGATCGACACCGACCAGGCCAGCCCTACGAGCAGGCTGCTGATGACGATCCTATCGGCCGTCGCGGAATTCGAACGCTCCATGATATGCGAGCGCGTTGCGGCCGGCCTCAAGGCGGCGAAGCGGCGCGGCGTCCAACTCGGCCGGCGGAAGATGGTCTTCGACCGCGGCCGGGTGCGCGAGCTGAAGCTCCTCGGCAAGTCTCACCGGCAGATCTGCTCGGAACTCGGCGTGTCTATGGGCATGGTGATCCGCGCCCTCAAAACGGCGGCATAGTAGCGTCCGGCGATTTGGCCCATTTGCCTGTTTGCCCGTTTTGCCAAGCCGTTCTGCCAGCGCTTCTGCGCGGGAAAACACCGCCGGGCCGCACCACAAACCCTTTGCAAATCGCCCCAAAAGTTGTTGAATCTGCAACTCCTGGACCCTGCCGATTTGCCGCACCACAATCAAGTGTCTGTGGTGCAAAGGGAACATTCCACAGATTCAGCAGCCTTCCGCTACCCCGAACATTCTGCACAACCGCACCTTTTGCGACCCCCAGACGCCCTCCCGCACGAACGAAAACACGGCGTAAGCGCTTGACGGGGCGGCGCTTAGACGAGGCAAACGGGCGCCCCGAGAGCGCCACGTTAGGGCGCAAGTCCCTAATGGCTGTTGTGCGTAGGGGCGAAAAAAGCGGTGCGGAAGGGGCGGCGGGGTGTCCCCAAAAACCCTATTGAACGAGGGGGCTGTATCCACTAGACTACGCTTGATCGGGTATGTGATGGCGAGATGAGGCTAGATGGGGTGAGGTCTGGCGAGGCCGGGCCGGGCAAGGCAAGGGTATTTATACGGGCACAACGGCGGGATGCTTGGATATTGCGCTAACCCGCCGCGAGCCCGTTCGGCCTTCGACGATGAAGGCAGCGGCCCGCGCTTTTCCGATTGCATCCTCAAGTTCGGTGAGCTTCACACTGACAATCTTTAATAGCTGATCAAGGCCTATCTCTGCGAGAAGTTCAGGAAGGTCTTTCACTCTCCGCTCCCTCTCTCTCGCCGAGACGCGCAAGAGATACAGATCCCCTTGGACGAGGCCATCCGCGTCTGGTGGCGCGTGATCAAACCAGCCTTTGATGGCTTTCTTTAGTACCTCGAAGCGGCTTTGATCGGCTGCTTGGATCTGAAGTCTTCGGTGGAGTTCGCCGAATTCATCACAGAGCGCGCGCATCTCGACATCCGCCGGCAGCGCCAGCTCAACGGAGGGCGCCGCCGGCTCCCGTGCCGGCCGGCGGCGCGGCGTCTCCGTCTCTTCGGTGATCGGCACGGCCAGGTTGGCGCCGTGCTCGTCCACGAAGATCCGCGTGTAGCCTTTCGAGTGCGGCTCGGCGATGATTACCGGCGTCTGACGTTGCGGCGCAGGTTGCGAGAGATCGGGCGGCGTAGGAAACGGCGGCGGCATTGATCTCGGCGGTACCGGAGTAGGAATAATCGGCGGCGGGTTCTTCCTCGGCCGGCCCATCGGCTTCGGGTTTGAGCACTCGTGCGCCCGGCACTCCGTCGCGCTCGCAAACTCCTGCTTACAGCGATCACAGATAACAGCCTTGGGCCGCCGGCCTATCTTGGCCTTGGCTTTGGGAGGTTTGGGCGCCCGGCGGATGGTCGCGGCGGCCGGGACGGGTGGGACGGGAGGGGGGTCTACTTCCACGAACCCAAGCCTACCGCAAGCCAGACGAGCAGCGCAGCCTGTCCTCGATCCAGCACCACGGCCGGATCAGGAAGGCAGGGAGCCACGCAGGGATCACGTCGAGGACCTCATCGACGTCCAGGCCATCGGCCCGCCAATCCGCGAGCATTGCCTCGTCACCCTCAACGTGAAAGCTCCACTCCGCATCCCGGCCTCGGACTTTGAGAGCCAGTTTAGGCTTCCTCAAGCGGCTCACCGACCCTCCCCAAGCATCATGACGCCTTCCGCCGGTACGCCAGCTTCCGGGCCAGGTCAAGGATTGCCCCGTAATCGACCTCTAGCGCCTCTCTGGCGCCCTTGAGGCGTATGGTGAGGTATCTGGGGTGGAGCGAGACGATCAACGGGCTGGAGCGCTCGTAGACGTCAGTCTCGCGCACCGTGGGCGCTTTGGCTTCTTTGAGCTTCGTCACTTTCTTGCACCTCCCCGCGCCTCGCGCTCGATCAGGCGCTTTTCGCCGCGCCAGTCCTCGATGCCGAGCGTGGTCAGGTAGGCCGGCGCCACGGGCGGCTGCTGTTCCATTGCGGCAATCTCCCGGTCGCAGCGGGCGATCTCGCGGGCCAACTCGTCAGGGGTCATAATGCTATGCGCTCACGCGCCCACTGGCAGCACCGGCACGGGCAGCTCCAGGCGCCGCCGGCGGCTTTGTCGTCGCCCTTGTGAACGCGGGCGATGAACACGGCGCACCATTCGACGTGTCGCCGGATTGGGAGCAGGAAACTGCGGGCGGGCAGGTCGATACGGCGGGGGATCATCGCTTGTCCAGCTCCTCCTGGTACTTGCGTGCAAGCTGGCGGAACTGATCCGCCATGCCGGGCTCGTTGCGTCGCTCGTAAACCTCCGCGTTGCCCTCGTGGAACGCGCAGCGGGACCGCAATTGATCGACCGTCAACTTCTCCGGGGGCATGAGGATCATCCGGTTTTCCCGTGGAGTTTCGCCACCGCCTCATCGATATCCGCCTGAGTCATCCGTTTATACGTGCCGGCCGGCCGCGGCTCGTGCTCCGGGTCATCGTTCAGCCGGATCACCTCGCTCAAGCGGCGCCGGCGCGGCGGCCTGGCTTTCGGCCGCTGGTCAGTCGGTGTCAGGACTTCCTCGAGCACCTGGTCGAACTCCCGCTGCCTCTTCTTTTCCTCGGGCGACAGTTCGGGCAGTCGATCGAATCCGCAGGCGGCTGCGGCAACGGGTTCGCCGCCCTCGAGTAGCGCAGGAGATGATCCGGGCGGCAGTCTCAACGGCTCCGCAGCCGGCAGAGTCCTCAGCGGCGGAAGTCCCTCGGGAAAGGCCGGCGTGGAGGAAATTGACAGCCCATCGCTTGGCTTGCGGAAGGAACTGACGATCTGCCGAAGACCGGGAACCCCGCAGTCATCCCATCGCGTGTAGAGTTCGCAGGCCCGGTGGGTAGTCCAGGCGGCCTCCGCCACCGTCTCGCACATGAGCATCAGGCAATGCACGATCGTCGGACGGCCATCCTCGGCCGGCGCGAAGGACAGTACGGCGCATAGCCGATCGACATACACCGACGCGCTCACCTCATCGAGCGGTGTTCCATCATCCTCGAATGGCTTGCGGGCTACGGCTCGCCGGCACGCGCAGGGCGCAACGGCGCTTATCAGCCCTTCCTTTACAATCCATCCGGTTCCGCCGCAGTGTTCGCAAGTCATGCAGGGCTCCTTCTCATGCGCCTGGCGATCTCGGCCACCCTCAGAATCGATGACTTTTGCTTTTCCAGTTTGGGATCGACGGGTTCAAAGAACGGCGGCGGCGGCTCATCATAGGCGGATTGCAGCCAGTTGGACGCCAGGGGGATGTATTGCGGGCTCTTCTTCCAGCGGGGAGACTGCCGGTAAACCTGCAGCCGTTCAATGCAAATTCGCTTGTTTTCGGGACTCAGGGCCTCAAAGAGCGGTTTCGCCTTCGGACCGTCCAGGTGATCGGGGGGGTATACCTCTTTGAACGTCTCCCAGGTGGCGGGTGGGGGCACCGGAGCGGGCGGGTCGGCCGGTGGTGGGACAACGACTGCAGTCGAGGGAGGGGGGGCGTCCTCGTCATCCGCACTTCCTTCGTAGGAAGATTCGGGAACTGCGGAGGATGAGGATTGACTCTCTTCTTCTCTGCTCTTCTGCTCTTCTAATACAGTAATGATGCCGCGATCGAAAAGACCCTGTCTCAACACTTGCCGGGCGCCAGATCTGGCCGCTGTGATGGCGTTGTTGTAGTCAGATAAGACTTTAGTAAGCCATTCAACCGTCTCGGCCCTGGCAACTGGATCGGTTGGAAAGTTGTCAGATCTGATGGTTATACCGGCGATCGTCCAGTTGTCAGTCTTGACAATTTTGGGGGCCTCTCCTCCGGTAGGAGGTTCTCGTACAGGATACAGGATTCTTCCCTCAATGCGAATAGATCCTTTCTCCTTCAGCCGCTTAATTGCCCGGCTCAGGTTGCCTTTCATGCCGGGGCCGAGCCCCAGCAGGCGCAGGATGTCCTGCTGTGCGCCGGGAATCGGATTACCCGCGGCGTCCCTCTGAATCCACCCGTGCGCGTCCTTGACGACGAACGCTTCGTCTGCCTGTGGGCCGCACCAGCTCCAGAGGATGATGGCCCAGAAAACCCTGGACTCTAAGCACTCGGCCGTCTCCATCCGGTGAATGACCACCTTCCGCGGGACCTTCGCCCAGTGGTTCGCGGGGGTGGCCTTTGTCGGCGTCATCGCGCACCTCCCGACCGGCGTCCGTTGACCGGAGCGGCGCGTTCGGCGCACCGTTTCCGATTCCGGCAGATGACACCGCGGGGGCTACCCTGATACTCCTGGGGGCGCTCAAACTCACGCCGGCAGTCGGCACAGCGGCGGGTATATCGTGTCTGGGAAGGCTGCTGAATGGCGGGATCGGCTCGGCGTTTGTGTCCAAGTACTACAGCCATCGAACTCTCCTGGGTAAAAAAAGCACATCAGGGAAGTTGATTGAACGCCGGGAAAACTTTATGCTGGAATGGCTGTTGGCCGTTCCAGCGTTGGCGTTGTCAACTTGTTGCAGGGCTTAATCTTGGCGGATATCCCCTGCGATGAGTCTTTCTCAATTCTGGGGCGGCGACCGCCCGAGGCGCGGCATGGCCTTCATTCGGCTAGAATGTAGTGTTATACGCCCCTCGGGGATTGCTGTAATCTTGCCGGTGCTATGGACACAGCACAACGGCAACTCTTCCACGATGTTGAAATTGACAGACTCCAGATCATCCGGACCTACCTGAGCCGCGCTGTACTTGCGGAGAACACGATCACGAGCTATGGCTACGACTGGTCGATGTTCACAGCATTCTGCGATGGCATCAGCCGCCCGGCACTCCCGGCGAGCCCGGACACCCTCGGGCTCTACCTGACCCACATACTCGACGGCGGGTGCAGGATCAAAACCGCCCGCCGGCGGGTATCGGCGATCACCCACTATCACCGCCAGGCTGGCCATGCCACGCCGAACACCGAAGAGGTGAAGATGCTCCTGTGCGGCGCAACGCGCCAGAGAATCGAGCAACCGCGCCAGAAGGAACCTTTGCAGGTCGACCAGCTCCGCGGGATCGCCGACGTCCTGCGGGCGCAGGACACGCCGATGGCGGCGCGGGACCTGGCGATCCTGGTCCTCGGCTTCGCTTCGGCGCTGCGGCGGTCCAATCTCGTCGCCCTCACGCTTGACGACGTCGAGTACACCGAGCATGGCTTGGTCCTGAGAATCCGCCGGGAGAAGCAGGATCAGGCGGGGGTCGGCCGGTTCGTCGCCTTGCCGAATGGCAGGGACCCCCGGACCTGTGCCGCCACCTGTTTGCGGGCGTGGCTCGAGAAGCGCGGGAACCTGCCCGGCCGCGTCTTCACTCGACTCGACCGGGGCGGCAAAGGGCGCCCGATGGACGCGGAGGCGATCGCCAAGATCGTCAAGCGGAGCGTGGCGCTCATAGGCATGGATTCGCGGCTCTATGGGGCTCACTCGCTGCGAGCGGGTTTCGTTACGGAAGCGGCCGAAAAAGGGGTCAGCGACACGTTGATCGCGTCTCACACCGGCCACCGCTCGATTCACTCGCTGCGGTTTTATTACCGCCGCCGCCGTCTCTGGACCGGAAACGCGGCCGCCATGATCGGATTGTGAGCGTGATTTCGTAGTCAATCCCCTCGCTCAAGAGAGGGCTTGGAACGGCGACCGCTTGAGCTCTGCGTTTTGGGGCGCAGACGGTCGCCGTGTCCAAATCCAAATTGCTCGGTAGCAAATCGAGCGTTTGCATCATAGCACATAATCTCACCTGAAAGATCTGTGCTGCCCCCACGGGGCTCCCTCACCCCGATTTCTCGGTTAGGGGCGCAAACGCTCGGCTAGGTGCAGAACTAGACTGCCTCCCACGATAGCCCCATCAGTCCTGTCCGGGTGAAAGAACTCGTCGCCCCCCGGTTTTTCTTCGTGGACAAACTCACGCTTTGATGCCGTCAACGTCCCGCCGGGCGATCCGCCACCGGCCGCCGGGGCGCACGCCGACGTCGAGCGCCGCGAGTTTGCCGGTCTCGACCAGGTGGACCAGAAAGCTCGCCGGCAGGCCGGAGTAGTCCGCGGCCTCAGCGACCGTCAACCAAGGGCGGGACGTAGGTGGAATCACCGATGCGGTTTCACTTTGCGGCAATGCCGCAACGGGTCGCACCGGACCCGATATTTGCAGTCCGTTCTGTTGCGCCGCGGGGAGTTTGCCTTTCGCCAGGAGCGCGATGTCCGACGCCAGGAACAGGGCGATCTCCCGGTTTCCCTTGGCCGGGTCGCGAATCAGCTTCTTCTGGATGCGTCCTGAGTTTGCCAGCTCGAGGAGCCGGCGGACGCTACGTCCGGAGCGTTTGGCTGCGACGTCTTTCGTGAGGTATTCTCTATGCAATTGGAAACGTACCTTTCTGGGCGGGGCGCACCTCAGCCTTGGGGGAGGGGGTTTTTCCCGCCCAGACAGGATAACAGCATGAACCGCACATTGCCGCATCCCGCATCGGACGAAGCCCCGAAATACTGGCGCAGCGAGACCGGGGGCGAACTTGCGCCGGCGATCGGGCACTACCTGGATGGGAAAGCCCTGACGGTCGGCGAGATAGCCCTGATACGCGCTTACCTGATGCAGTGGGTTAATTCTTCGACCTGGGAGCGCAACCCGTTCGCGAGCCGGGTCGATCGCCTGGCGCTCTCCCTGCTGCGTATGAAGGTCCGACGAGCCAATACTCAGGAGTTGCTCACGAGTTGCTGCCGGATGGCGGAAGATCTGGGAATGGATGCCTTGTGAAAATCGCGATTCGCGGCTACGCCGATCGGCATCTAATTTTTGAAGATCAGGTGGAGGTCGGGGCCGACAACGGCGCCATGCTCGAAAAGCTCGCGGTCGAGCACGCCAAAGCGCTGCTCTCCTATGTCATGCACATGATCGAGATTGAGTTTCTGGAGGAGCCCGATCCGCTCCATCGCTTCCTGCGGTTCGGAACGGACCCGTCCCACATGGTGGCGCCGCTGAAGTACAAGCCGCCTTCTTGATTTTTGGGAATCCAGGCCGAACTCGGCGTCATCCCTGCTGACATTCAATCGTGACGACGGCTTCGCCCGTATCAGGCTCCAGCTCTTCGGTGGCGTACTTCGGATCGAACAGATCGTGCGCGGGCGCTTCGCCCGACCACCGGCAGCGGATCTGGACGGGGAGGCTGCCGTACTGCCCGACGTCGAGCAATTCCACCAAGTCTTTGACAGTCATGCCGATTCGATTATAATTCAGGAACAGAAGTCCCGCATTTCGTTTGCCGTTCAGAATGGGATCGGCTACGTCGGTAGAATACGACGTTAAACAACAGACTCCCAATTCCCTCACCTGGTAGTCCCGTGCCCAATCCAAATCATTGTCTGCCGGTGTACACACCGGACCATGAGCTGCTCTACAATGCGCCGATCGCGAGCGTTCCGCGTCTGCTCGAATCGGGCCGCGTGCGGCCGGTCGGCAAGAACCGGGTGCGAGCGCTGATCGCAGTGTGCGGCGATCTGCGGGACCTGGAGCTGACGAGGCCGCCGACCGGGAGACCGGACTCGCACAATCACGAGACACCGTACAACCCGCGGGGCGTCTGGACCTTCACTCGTCAATATGCCTGAAGTCTCCAAATCGAAAAAGAACGAGAGCTTCCTGAAGAAGCGAGCCTTCATCGCCGCGTACCAGGAGACGGCGAGCGTCCACGCGGCCGGCCGCGCTGCCAAGATCCGACCCGAGCTGCACTACCAATGGCTGAAGTCGGACGCCGTCTACCGCAGCGCCTGGGAGACGGTGCAGGACCAGGCCGCGCAGACGCTTGAGGACGAGGCAGTGCGCCGCGCCCGCGAAGGCGTCAAGAGCATGAGGATTCACCGGGGCCAGCCGGTGAAGCACGGGCGCAAGATCCTCTACGACGTCGAGTACTCCGACCAGCTCCTGCTGGCCCTGCTCAAGCGCTTCCGCCCGGCACTCTACCGCGAGCGCGTCGAGACGCAGGTATCGGGCTCGCTCGAGATCATCGATCGGTTGCAGGCCGGCCGGAAGCGCCTGCTCGAGATGACACCGAATGACGGCGCCATCGCCAGTTGACGTCGAACTCGCCGAACAGGTCGCACAGTTCTACGCCGATCCTCTGGGCTTCGTGAAGCTCGCGTTTCCTTGGGGGGAGCCGCATACGCCTCTCGCCGAAGAGCCCGGCCCTGATCCGATCCAGACCCAGTTTCTGCGCGACCTCGGGCGCGAAGTCGCGAAGCGCAGATTCAACGGCCAGGACCCGGTCGCGCCGATCCTCATGGCGGCCAGCTCGGGCCACGGCACCGGCAA